GTTTGTGTAAAGATGAACAATTTATCAATTTTGAACAAAGATGGGTAAAAATGCATGATTAAATAATGCATTTATAAAGACATATAGGCTCTAGTCAATAATATTAATACATTGTTATAAAATAAATATGACATCATATCCACACATCTATAGTCATCATATAATATTTGATAGTATTAATAAAGATGTATCCAAGGATGTATATAGATTGATATTAAATATCATAATTAATGGATGTAAAGATATCACAATATACAAAAGATGTGACAATTATAAATTCAATGTAAAAAAAAGATCTGTTGAGGATAAAGATGAAAAAGTTGTGGATCTCGTAACTGTCATGCCTGATGTTGGGTCATATTCATTGTTACACGATATACTAGATGGGGGTATGTTAAGATGTTTTGATCTGGATAATTTTATAGATGTTTGTATAAAGAAAAATATAGAGAGATTCTCTTTTTTGATAGAGGTATCTAACTCTATTATAGGTACTATAAATACCAACATATTAAAAATAATGGACGACGTCAACAAATTATCTTTATCTAACGATATGATAAGATCGTGCGTAAAGACACGTATAGATTATGAAAAGATGATCAAAGATTTAGATTTCAAAGACATTTTGATATTAAAGAACAACAATTTTATAATATGTGAATCACCATTATCATTCGTGATAAATTTTGATATGATGGATGGAATAATAAATACCGTAATGAGATATATTAAAAATAACAAGACGTTACAAAACCCTTTTAAAAATAAGGATGATATTAAAGAGACATTATCGTATGAATACGACGTCGATGTATTGGGATTGGACTCTTATAAAAAGATCACTCTTATAATAGAAACTTTGTGGAACAAGAATTGTTGTAATGTATAGATTTCATTATCGTATTTTTAAAACTTACAATATATATAATTTTATTATATAACGTTGTTAAAATATTTTTATCATACTCCACAACCCATGTGATCCAAATTATCTAACCACGTCTCTGGAACTCCACACCATTGATCATCGTTCCAACTATTATCCAATTTGTGATCATCACTCATAACAATAGTTAAGATATTACCATTTGGTTTTACACCAACGATGAGTGTCAGATCATTTGTGAAAGAATAATCAACATGACCCGTCTTGTATGAACGTGGTATCTTTCTCAAAGCATACCTTCCTATTAGATCTTTTGCTCTACATGTATTCCAAATCTCATTATTTTCTTTTATCATGTCTTCATTCAATATTATCGTCTTTTTATTTTGAACAATATCTAATAATATTTTTGAACAAATATTTTTTGGGATCTCTTGCCATAAATACTTTGAACGAGGATACGTGATAACATCCCAAACCTTGTCGGAATCACCAAACAGCAACCTTATGTGTCCAAAAGGGGATACATCGATAATGTATATGGGTTCATCTCTAAAGTAAGAATCGATGGATGATGGCACTCTCATAACAAATTTTCCAATGAGATCTTTTGCTTCAAATCCATTCATCTTTATCAATGATAAAGATTTTATTATTTAATGATTCTAATTTATTTTTATATTATTATGAAAAATATTAAACGCAAAGACTACCCTTATCGTCTGTAAAAAATATCATATCTATATCACCAGCACACACATTTTCGCAAATTTGTTCTCTAAATTGGGAATCATTAGATACGTCGACAGTCGTATTTTTCAAGACAGAGTAATAATATAACGACTCATGATTAAGAATTACAACTTTGACCAAACTGATAGATGCATCTATCTCGTTGTATGACCCCTTTGTACAGAACCCAGACTTTAAGATATCGTCACAATATAACCACGTAGAGAATACTACCGCGTCAACATTTTTTTGCCCAAACAATCTACAAATCTCCCTCGTTGCATTGTTTGCAAAGACATATGGTACGACGTCTATACTATCATATCCATCTACATCAAAATTGTATGAACAACCTACCAATGTACCCAAGAGTGATGGATCTTGTTCAATATATGAGAGCTGTGCGAAATCTTTCAACTCATTATAATTTAATGTTGACGATCCATGTTTTATCGAGGCAAAGACAAAGGAGCTTTGAGTGGAATGATAGACTATAGAAAATAATGTTATAAAGATCAAAGATATAAAATTTTGTTTGAACATATTATAGTTTTAAAAATAAAATAAGGATGTATATAAAAAAGATACACTAGATTATAAAAATATCAATTTTTATAAAATACATTGTAACGTCTATTCCAACTCTACATCATCAAACATACTCATCATGACCTTACCCTTACTCTTCTTCTTTTTAAAGAATAAGTCTTTGTATTCATTAAAAAATTTGTCTATGTGTGACGTTAAATCTTTACAATCCTTACCGACAGAACGTTGTCCAAAATCAAATAGATCGTTGAACTGATTCAAGACCTTCCTATAGTTTGTCCTATACGAATGTATATCATACATGAAGGTCGCATCTTTTAGGTAGTACGTCTTCAAGTCAGATCTAGGAACTCTGTAAAAGATAATATCGTTAAATATACCATTCCTCTTTCCCTCTACAAATACATCATAATAAAAATCGTTATCGTCAGTATCTTTCCTCTTTCTCCTTAATATGGGTTTTGTCTCCTTCTCTTCTTTGATAACCTTTATAACAACACCCGTCGTCATCTTTTCCACCCTTTTCTTATCCGAAGTTTTTACCTCCTCGTCTCTAAAGTTTTGACAATATCCATCTTCGAATACCACCTTTGTATTTGTGGGTAACTTTATACCATTCTTTGGAGGAGATTTGAGTTTTGGTTTCTTTAAAGAGAATTGATTATACAATTTGTTTAGAATGTCTCTAGATTTGTATCTCTTTATAAAATTAATGATGTCCTTGTGCTTTCCAGGGTCCATGCAATTCTTTTCATCTTCGTATAACGTCAACTCAACGCTGTATAATAGATAATTTATCTTTGCCATCACACCCTTGCTCTTATACTCTCTTGATTCATTCCCCTCGATACATATCTCTATATCGTTATTATCATCTATTATATCACATACCAAACTTCCTCGTAGAATCTTATGAGTCATATCCTTATATGGTATCTCTGTTACAACGTTACAATCTTTTTGATTTGGACCCTTATATATAAAATCATCCGACGTTCTAGATAATATAAGGGATATGGTCTTATTGATAGTAACATCCTTATCGACGATTATGTTGTGATACTTTTCATACTTTTTGTCTTGTAATAAAAGATTCTTTGTATTGATAAGACTTGGATGGATGGTCTTTGTAAATGTCTTTATGCTTTGCATCCTGCTATATATCAATGAATTTTTAGCATTTAATAATTTGAATATATTTTCCAATGTATCATCCATCTTTTCATATGGAACTACGAAGGGTGGAAACTTGACATTGACGATCTCTGTTATCGGTTTGGCTAGTTGTTTCTCCACATAATGCAGATAATCGGGTCTTAGATTCAAAATCTTTTTGTGTTGAACATAGTATTCATAATCCTCGGCCTTGTCGCCTTGATGTTGTACATCTTCCTTCTCTATATACAAGAACTCTAGTCTAGTATTTGATGGTATGATATCACCCCTACTCATCATCTTTCTCGCCAACAGACATTGAGGTATATTTCTGTATACCAACCTCTCATCATTTGGACCCTCTATATTATATATGGGTTGTTTATCCTTATCAACAAACATCTCAATCTCCACCCCCTCTTCATCCACAAATTTTTTCTTTGTTGCATAATCTATAACGTCCTTTATACCCATATATATGGTAAATTTATTCTCTGGTATCCTCATAGTAAACATCTTGTTGACCTCATCATTTATATCGTATAGAGTTTGCTCTCTTGTCTTGTTAGACATTATATCATCCTTCGTTATCGTGTATGTACTTTTTAGGTAGGCACAATTATCTCTTCGTGTCAAACATATACCCTTCTTTACATTATTTATAGTCTTACCATCTCTATTTACAAGATTACCGATATAACGTTTTTGTGATAGAAGTAGATATTGTTCATAGACATTCTCATGTTGCAAATTTATAGGGATAGAAGTATATGTATGAACGATGATCTTTAATGTATCATCCTTCAGATCATTGACCCTATCAATAGGAAATTTATTTAATGTGTATAAGATAATGGTATCATCATCCTTATTTTTTAAGGGTATCGTGTAAGATTCATCTATATGAGGATACGTCCGACTCAAAAGATAACACTTTAAATAATGTGTAACTCTCCTCGATATATCTCCACCCACGTCAAACATCTGATTAAACGTATAACCAGGGAAATTCAACATACAACTATCGGTATCTCCATATATTAAACGAGCATCTTTATAATTTGCCAAGACATATTTTATAGCCATAGTGATCAAGAATCTTCCCATAGCTGTAACCGATGCGGCTCCCGCTACCAATGGACAAAATCCCATCTGAGCACCCAATATACCATAACCAGAATTTGCAGATACCTTAAGAGCTAATTGTAGAGCATCCAAAACAATCGCTTTTATCTTTAAATCTCTATATTCCTTAGCGCTAAGAGATCCTTTCTCTATTATAACGTACCCATATTTTCTAAAATCTGCTATATCCGATTCTGATGCCTTACCATCGTGCATTGCTATCGTTGCTTGAACCTTTGCCAACTCTCTTTTTACCTTTTTTCTCTCTGTGAGTAGATTTCTCTCTAATTTTGGCATGACCCCTTCATTCTCTCTAGTTCCATCTGGATGAATAATTACCTTTTTGAAACGATAGTATTGTTTTCCACAAAGAACGTCCTCGGCCTTCTTTTTTCGTTTCTTTGGATCATGCTCGCAACCCAGATGATCCTCCCATTGTATTATATTACAATCTTCGTCTTTGACGCTAGTATCACCCGTTCTTACCAACGTTGTATAATCTATATTATAGGCTATCATAGTTGTAGGATATAAAGATTCAAAATCCTCTGTTAAGACTCCTAGATAATGACCAGGATTTGCTTCAACTACCAACGCTCCCTGGTATTTTTCCAAGGCCGCCATCCTATCGTTATGAGGTATAATATATTTATCTGTCACCGTCGTCCTATATAATTGTGCGACCACCTTGATTTGTTGACCTCTCGTGTGAAGATAGGACATTGGTACGTATGTTGTCTGAGCCATAGCCTCCAATGTATAGTACGTATTTAATTTTTCGCATAACCTCACAGGAAGTATCGTATCCTTCCAATTATAATACAATATTATTTGCATCGCCCATTCAAGTACATTTTTAAAGGTTGACCCTAACGATGCATTCATAAGTTTTGTTCTAACGTCTTTCAAAAATCCTGTCGCTCTCTTTATAGGCATGGATTTTTGAACGGATTTTTTAATCTCTATACGGGTCTGTTTTGGTACCTCTCCATCATTAAGTTTAAATATTAAGGATCCGTACTCATCTATAAAATTTGTTATAACAAACATATGGTATGGTGTTATAGGATCTTTTGTCTCACCAAGAAAGTGTTCTGCAACCACACCCATTCCATATGTATTTAACTTGTAATTTCTTTTTATCTCAATTATCATATCTAAATTAATCCTTCCCACGTAATCTGGGTAAAAGAAGCTCTGCTTACCGTATGCCCCACTCTTCCATATCACCTCTTTCTTCTCTGCTGAGACATAAGATAACCTGTTTACTGACAACATCCTATTTGTAATACCCAACATATTTGACCTCTTGATGATATAATCCCAATCGAACGCCATACCGTTATAGGTTATAAACATATCCGGATCTTCCTCACCAATATGTTTAAAAAATTTTAATAGCAACTCCTTCTCATTTACCCCTCTTATAATGTTTACATTTTTTATCTTTAACGATCTATATGTTGTAAATATGTAGATCTTATTCTTCTTTTCATCAACACCAATGTTACCAATATTTGAACATATAGAGAATATCTCGTTTGCTGGTATCATGGCATCAGGATTCTTTGAATTAACGTTCTTAGATTTACACTCTAAATCGAAGCTCATATATTTTAATTGAGTACCCACGTAGTCCCCCGTGTCTACGTGCATGACGTCGTCCCATTGAGCGTGGAAATCTATATCACACGATGTAAATTTTCTATCATCTGGATCGTCACTAGTATCCATAATCTCTCCATCCTCATCCGCATCATTATCAATTATCGTCTCCTGTGCTTTTATCCACCCACATGTCTTGAGATTCGTTAACGTTGCAAACTGTAACATGGGATCTATACAAGATTCATGGACGTTGATAGATCCTCTCTTAAAATTTCCTAGACCCGGTATCTTGAATACCGGCATCGTCATCTTTTGTTTCTTTGACATTCCATTAAAATACGATGCAAATTGCCTACTACGTTTATATGTACTAAAAAACAACATGAATACACATACTTGCTCACTAAAATGTAGATATTTTCTATCTGTTGTAAATATGGCCGTCTTTGGAACCATATAATGTGATAGACCCATTATCCAAGATCTCATTATATTTACCTTATCCGTCGTCCATTTTACTTCATCTCCATTAACGTCGACCTTTGGTAGATTTATATAAGAGAAACAAGAGAAACCATGTACCTTACAATGGACAGATCTATTCTCTCTATCCCTACCAGATATATGAATATATAGTTCATTCTTATCAACGTTGTCTTCAAATGACCAAGACGATGCTTTAAATTCTATGGTTCTAATCGGTATATTGGACATTTTTGACATCCCTTACAACAAAATAATACACAACGTTATCATATATTTATTATTAAATTATTTTTGTATGATGAGAGGTTCTATAATATCTTTTATCATTGACCAAAATTTTTTAAGATTCATATTTTACCAATTTTTATTTTATAAAAACATATTTATTATTAATTTTGACCTTGTCTTATTTTATAAATAGTTTAAGAGATTGATGTTTATAATAATCTACCTCTTTTATATTGTAAATTTTAAAATTTCTCGGAGATCATATATTTTGTTAACACTCTAATATTTACGAAATCTACATTAGCACACTCGATAAGGTCCATTATTAAATTCTAACGATGGCTCATAATGTTAATTCAAATCCATTAAACTATTCGTTTAACCATGATCAAAACCCATTAAATTCTTCTTTAAATAGACCCAACGTAACTTCAAATTACAAAAACTCGCCAAATCTACAAAAAAGTATCTTGCGAAGAAGAGAGATGTTAAAGAACACATCATTAACATTTTCATCAGAGGATCCATTTGAGATATTGGTAGATCTATGCAAGAAAGGAGATTATACTTACAATATCAGCTACGATAGATTCCAAAATGGAGTCTTGGCAAAGTGTGTTTGGAGTTATAAAAATGTTAATCCTGTAACGGTAGTAAAATTTATCAAGAATCCCACAGATTCATCTACCATAAAAAAGATTATGAGTGCTCACGTTCTTAGTGAGATGAATCTCTATTCTGAACGTGACGAAGAAGATGAGTTTAATGACAATATAAATGGGCTGGTATTAAATGCCAACAACTTTGTAAATTCAATGTACACGAATGCATCTCCAAATACAAATCCTGTAACGTTGTTACTTAGATCACCCTCAGAACAATCCTTATCCAAAGAGACAGTGGATGAAAAATGTCAAAATTCTCATGAATGTCAAAATTCTCATGAATGTCAAAATTTACATGAAAGTGACGAAGTTGATCCATCGGTAATATACGATATAAATCTTAAGAAGATGAATTTTATCGAACAATATTGGAATGCTACTACCCCTAGAGGAGATAGTACCCTTAAAGAAAATGTTTCGGTACCTAAAGATGAAGGTTCATCTATTAATGGTGAATCATCTAAAAATACATCTTCAACCATCCAAAAATACAAGATAGATAACCCTCTTATCGATCTAAGTGTGGGTGAACAAAAATATTTTACTCATCGTTTTCAAGACAATGAATTAATAAAGGAGAAAGTTGACCTCATTCTTCAAGACAACTTTGAATTGGTGAATGATGGGACATGCGACAAAACCTTTCTCATTACAAAACTTAACAAAGAGAGGGAGAAGAAGGAGCTATTTGTATTGTCATCAGAGTATAGATCATGGCATATGTTAAAAAATCTAACTAACGTTGGAGATTTTGCAGATCTTTTTACAAAAGATATTGAACAATAAAATTTTATGAGATGATTCATAACATAATCTATTTTTAATAGATTATAAAAAGAATGAAGATTAAACACTATAGATTTTTATAGAAATAGATTTTATTATAAATTATATAACATACATTTTAAAAACTATCAAAACTTATCACATATCTTTGAAGAATGTCAGAGCGTTATCAATAGATAGACGTCGGATCTCTTCAGGATTTATCATACTCTCTATGATAGCGTCAACCATAAAATTTTCACAATTTGAATCACACACCTTGTTCAACTCATTATCATAAGGATAAGATTCACAACCATTAAATAAGAGAAATAATGTCACCCCTATGGCAAATGTATCGGCACATCTTAAAAATTCTTCAGATACAAAGAACGTCTTGTTGACACCGTGTAATATCTCTTTGTGAAAATACCCATTTGTCCCCATCCTTATCGATGTGCAATTTTTAATTTCCTGTCTCATATAATTGACGTCCACAGAGAAACCAAAATCAATGATGACGACCTCCACATCTCTTATGCTAGATGTGTCAAAGAAACCGCATAGATCATCGTCATCAACCTCATCCCTCTTATAACGAATCATAATGTTAGACTTCTTTATATCTCTGTGATAGATCCCATTCTTGTGCATAATGGAGAATATGTTTAAGATTTGTATGGCAATGTCAAGGAATATTTTAAAAGAACCTTTACGATCTCTATATCTTTTGATAAAATCTCCAAGTTCGACCCCATCGATATATCTTAATCCCATAACTTTTATACTCTTTCCATTCTTCACAAAGCTACCATCTATATCTGTTTTAATCTTCCCAATATCATCCCCATACTCGTCAATATAATAATCGATATACTCTACAACGTTACCCTTTAATATCTGTCCTACTTTTTCTGTCATAAATACCTCGTAACAAAAATGAGATAGATCGCATTTTATTTGACCCTTGCTGATAAATCTTTTTTCAACAATGTGGTTTTTTGTAAGAATAGTGGTGCAATAATTGGATACATTTAATACTTTTTGCATCTTGTATTTTATAAAATATTAATTAAGAGTAATTTTTATAAAATATTGTATCAATAAAATATGGGTAGGTAGCAAATAAAAAACGTAGATAGTATAAATATTATCAATATTTAAGATTAATGTCTCTGAATAATGGCAAAAAGTTTATTTTAATGTATTAAAATATCATTTTTAACATACGTTGATCATTTATACTTTAATCTTTTTATTGATAAGATCGATATTATATGATGTATTTCTCTCTATAAAAGAGAATAGATGATAATTGTAGAATCCAAAAGAGAAATATATTAAAAATGTTATTATCAATATTCCTACCACCAATTCAATCTCTGTTGGAAATCTTTGATATAAAATATAATATGTCAAGATTGTTCCTATAAAACCAATTATTACACCAAGTCTCCATACAACGAATCTATCCATGGATTTTGACCCATATTTAATTCTATCCTCCAAAGTTTTTACACTATCGTTAGGATTACCCCTCGTTCCCAGAACGACCTTCCCATTAGCATTATTGCAGTCCCTTCCAAATGGTAATATGGTCTCACATCCTAAAGCTTGACGTTCCTTGTGGATGACAAAGAGAACGATCAATATTATTCCAATATAGATATACATCTTATATTATAATATAAGATGTCTGAATTATGTGATACTTTTGTTATATAACAATGTTATATATTTTATATAAGAATTTAATCTGTCAACTTTACCTTCTCTCTCTAGAAGCAGCAACAACATCCTTCAAAGTAATGTTTTTCAAATATCTAATAATCTCATCTTTGTTTTTGGAGATAAACATATCATCTTCGCGATCAGGATCAAATCGTGAAATATCACGAAGTTCAAATATCCTATATACCCCATTCTCTTTTGTAATACAAATTCCATTATACACTGTGATTATATCCTCATTAGCTTCATCTACTATTTTGGTTATAACATCTCCACTCTTTACATATAGGTAAGCGGCTTTAAAGGCATCATCTATGGTTTTAAATGATCTCTTAACACCATCGATGTCCATTACTATTGCCATATCTTTAATTTTTCCCGTAAATATAATGCCGTCAGAGAATGCATGTTCAGGTTTAATATCGAGTGGAGTTCCCTTTGGAGATCTCGTCTCTTGTACACCAAAATCTATTCCATATTTATTTGATATTATCCAATGCAACCCCTCTTCATCCTCCGTTGGGTTAGCAAGTTCGTAGTATGAAGCATCCCATGATTCCAATTTCTTAATAACATCTTTGTTTAATGTTGATGTTCTGTCTACCAATCCCAAATTTTTTACTAACGTCTTAACACTAGACAATTTCGTTGAGGACGTTTTAGTAGTCTTTAGTTTTTCAACTTTTTTTTCCTCTCTCTCTCTAGAAGCACCAACAACATCCTCAAGTGTTATATTTTTCAAATATCTAATAATCTCATCTTTGTTTTTAGAGCTAAACATATCATCTTCGCGAAATAAATTAAAGTATGAAAATGTATGACGTCCAAATATCCTATATACCTTATTCTTTCGCGTAATATAGATATTATTATACACTGCGATTGGATCATTATTCACCTCATCTACTATTTTGTTTATAACATCTCCGTTCTTTACATATAGATACGCGGCTTTAAAGGCTTCATCTATGGTATTAAAAGATTTCTTAACACCATTAATATCCATTACTATTTTCACGTCTCCCGTGAATATAATTTCATTAGAGAATGTATGTTTAGGTTTAATATCAAGTAATTCAGCATTTGACTCTTTTCTCGTCACTTGTACACCAAAATCTATGCCGTATTTATTAGACATTATCCAGTAACGTCCTTCATCCTCTGATTGTTTTGCAATTTCGTAGTATGAAGCATCCCATGATTCCAATTTCTTAATAACATTCTTATTTAATGTCGATGTTCTGTCTACTAATCCCAATCGTTTTACTAAACTTTTAACAGATGGTATTATTGAGGATGCTCTGATAGTCTCTTTTTCAGCTGCCTCTTTTCTTTCCTGTAATGTAGGGGATGGTGGGCTATCTGCGTCTTTTCGTGTCAGTAATCTTGTAAGTGATGCTAAAGTTTCCTGTGTCATTTGTTTTTTTATAGGTTTTTTTCCAACCTTCTCTTTTTTCTTTAAATCAGATGACGCCACGAGATCAACATCCTCTGTATCATTGATCTTATCAACCTTCTTTGTTGTCCCTTTACTAGTAGATTGTTCTTTTTGTATATTTAAAACAAATAAAAACTCTTCGAAAGACACATCAGGGTCAAATACATAGTTGAGGTAGTTTTCAAACTCTTTTGGTCTCATAGATGATAGTCTTTGGATATATTTGGTGTACAACATACCCTTAAAATCAGAGTATTGCAACTTACCGGAGGTTTGATCATTCCTCAATTTTTTGATATCATTCATACCCAAAAACATCTTATAGACATAATCTTTTTGTTCTTTTGTTGTACCTCTTAGTTGTGAAAAGAAAGCTTGGAATAAAAGGAATCTTTTTGTAGCGTTCTCTGGTTCAAGAGCATCATATAGATCTTGATGTGTACGTTTACTTTCATCTTTTTGTATCTCTTCAACGTCAACTCCATAGACGTCCTTCGCTAAATCACCAATGTCTTGATCATTCAAAAATTCATTGATGTATGTGAACAACTCTTCATCTTTCATACCGTGTAATTTCAATGCAAAGACGAGTTTATCGGTTGTATCTATCCTGGTTTGGAGACCCTGTTCTATCAACTCTTTCATTTGATCTTTAGAGAGTTTATCACTCCTATATTGTACAACGTTATTCAAACCATTCATGTAGGCTTTAAATTTATCTTTATTTAGATCGTCCAACTTTCCTCTGGTTATAGTCTCGTTGACGTATTCATTGATAAGAGACTCTCTCTCAACATCAGATAATATATCTTTCTTCTCCTCCTTAGATACGAGTCTCTTTGTCTCTATATTCTTTACAACTCTCTTTGTTTTCTTTTGAACCTCCTCTTGATCTAAACCAAAGGTTCCTTTTGCAGATAGATCATTGTCGTATAACGCTGTCATAAATTTGTAAAATTCATCTTGGTTAGTGGCCTCTAATCTCTTGACGTATGTATATAATGCCTTTGATAAGATAGTAGTCTTGTCTTTAGGTGTGGATCTCTTAAACTCATCCTTATCAACCTCTATCATCTCCAATACCTTTACCTTATGTGGATTTGACAAGACCTTATATTTCATATTAAATTTGCTTTGCATGACGACCTGATTTTGTGGAACGTCAATATCAAACACGTTGATCAAACCATCCTCTGAGTCAGCGACTATATCGATATCTCGACCCTGTTTGTTACCATTTTTTATTATGTCTTCAACGTAAGATGTAAGGATATCATCGTACATATTCTTCATCTCATTTAATCTCTCTACGTCAACGTCATCGTCATCTACGACGTACGACAAGAACAATCCTCTATCTATACCATCCAATCCCGCTCTATTTGCTATCATAGCAAACTCTTCATCATATCTATTTGCATATGTCTTACTCTTCTCATATTCACCCTCGTATCTCTTTTTTATGTATTTGATATAATCTAGTACACCCTTCTCATCATCTTCCTTTATAAGTGATGTCAATGTTCCGTATACGTCTCTCTTCTCTTTATCTGTTGGGATGATCTGTAAGTATTTTGCCAACTCCAATTTTTGTTCATCGTTCAAGAATCTTATTGTCTCTATATCTTTGTAGACCATGAGGTATTTGAATTGGATCAATGGTTCAGAGATCTTTGGTAATGGGATGTTAACGATATCATCTTTATCGAGTGTGCTAATGTTAGTATTTAAGACGTTGTATGGATGTTTGTAATGATCAAATAGGTCGTCAACGAATCCTTCATATTTTGAGGTTGACGATGATGAGGATTTTTGCAATATAAATCGTAGGATTTGTTCCTTGTTAAGATCCTTCAAGTTTGGACGATATGTTTGGAAAAAGTTTTGATCAACGATAGCCTTTTGAGTATCGTTGAGTGATTTGTAGATCTTAAAGAATCGTTTTGATACTCTATTCATGAGGTATCTGTCACCACCAACATATGCGTTGTAGTATTTTGCTCCATCTCTTCTTTTAAATATTAGATCGTTGGCTTCAGACACATCCATGTTTGTGGAGGGAGAGAATAATAGATCTACAAATCTATCAAAAAATCCAAATAATCTATAATCTACAAGTTTAGTGGATAAGATGTACTCTAATTTTCTGTTGACCTCTCTTAATCCATCATCGTATGTTGTCGACATCATATTGGAATTGATAAATTTTTGAGAGTCGGCGATGTCAAAGAATGTGAATAATCTTAAGGGTATGTATCTCTTGTCATCGATCATCATTCTTTTTAATAGACTAATATAGATAGCCATACCCTGAATATTGACATCCATAGACTTTAGTGAATTGATGTCGCTCCTCGTCTCGTATATGACGTTATTGACATCAACGTTATAAGATGATCCATAATTCTTTAGAAGGTCTCCTATAAATCTATCCTCTATGACGGTATCGTTGTATGTGTCCTTATAAGATACGTCTCTCTTTATTACAGGTTCTGGTAAAATAGTGTTTTGTTTAATGGGGGTGGTCATCTTTTTACCCTTCTTTCTCTTACCCAAGTTTTCAATCTCAGGATCAGACAATTTAATATATTTTGGTAACGTCTCATTTTTCATGGCATCGTGATTTATGATAACGTTGAGAACACCACTATACTTGATGTCCTCCATATCATCAAATGGAGCAAAAAAGTTAAAGACCTTAATGGGTGAATCCTTCAATCCTTCATTCAATGTATCCGACAACTCCCTTACCGATTTATTTAATCTTACCTTTTTCAATGCTCGTTGTTTTGGTTCGACAAGTTCTGTATTGCAAAACAACACGTATATTGGAACGTATATCTTTGATTTTGCCAACCAAATCCTCTCTATCTCGCCGATCATGTCTTTCATCTCACTCTCGTTGTTTGTATAACTTCCCATATCAACAACATACATGACGGCTCTTGTCTTTGTATTAAGTTTTTGAGATATCTTTACCACTATATCACCGTCAACACTCTCAAATCTATCCTCTTTGATAGAGTTCTCTTCGTCACTCTCTATCGCAAAGTAGGGATTAAACAGATCGATATCAGACTCTCCTAATTTTAGTATGGTTATCTCATACCCATTTTTGTTGTTTCCTAAAACAATCTTGTTGATAGGTAGACTCGATCTATTATTCTTTGCAATATTATAGATGCTGTAATCATCATCGTTATGGATCTTTGTCTTCTCCGAAGTATGAACGGGTTTTGTTAACATCTCGTTGATCTTGCTATATTGTTTCATAGTCTCAGTCTCGGGTAGACTAAAGGCAACGTAGGTCATAACCGCAAATCTCTTTGTTGTTAAAAACCCATTGAATGTACTAGAATCCAGAGTTATATTGACAGCGTTGGGGTTGCTAACATTGTATAACTTGGCAATCTCTTCCCGAGTGGCCTGATCGGTATTGTTGTATTGCCAATTTACATTAGGGTCGATATAATTTAATCTCATATTCTCTACAGCCAATCCACTACCATATGCCAATTTCTCCATAAGACTATCATATGTCGACGCTCTAACTACCATATTGTACTCTGAATTATAACTTTGTTTCTTGAAATATTGGATGGTCAAGACAACATTCACGGTGATCTCTGGTTCGTTGATATCTTCTACTGGTGCGCTCGTCTCCATCAAAGACTTTACCTTGTTAATAAAATCTTCATTGTAGAGTCTTTTTGTGAATGGGTTAATATAATTGTTCATCTCCATATCCTTGATGACATCCCTAAGATTATGTACTGTAAATCCCTTCTCTTCATCATAGTTGATGACTATCTCGTTAGTGGGTGGAGCCTCCTTTACCTGATTAACGTCAGTGTAATATTCTCTGACATTCAAGACGTATGGTCTCAAACCATAATAATAATTGTTGGATATCGTCGCGTATCTCTTGAACATCTTTAATAGAGATGGATCCAACATCAATATATAATCTACCACTACCATATTTACCGCTTCACTCACCGCATTATCCAACAATACCAAACATCTATTAAATGTCTTTGTCATAAGTTGTTGATTCTTCATATTAGATATGTACAAAAGTAATTCTGGGAAGACGACTGGTAGAGCAAGATCGTCTAACGTCGCCAATTGATCGAGATTAAAAACGTTTCCGTTGATGTTATTCTTAAAGTATGTGGAGAGAAGCGAAATAGGACCCTTTAAAAAGATGTAGGGTAACATCATGTTTCTCATATAATCATAAGAATTAACGTTGTGGTTGTTATATACAAGGGCCTCATATGATTCGACTCTGTCTTTGATGTTTTGAACAGTCTCCTTTGTCTCGACGTTTTCAACTTTAGTCTCGGATATTTGTGATTGCTGAAATAAGAATTTTTGATACTCGTTGTGTTGATATTTTATCTTATCATGAGTGTCACTATAACTAAGGTACTCATTGACGAGTTTATCCATATTCATCATATTAAATTGTTCAATATCCTCGTCTGATATCACAATCATATCCTTGATTTGATCGACATATCTTTGTATGATGTTTGTCTTTATAGAATCGTAACTAATAAATCTTGTTATGTAATCAAAGATGACGTTGGATAATTCTCTAAGGTAAGTATCACTCCTAACGGGTGCACGTTTTTTCAACACCTCAAAGTAGCTCTGATTTCTAACGGTCTCCATACCCATCTCCATAAAACGTCTATACATAATTCTATGTGTACGTTTCTTGTATCTTTGTTGTTCAATAAATTTATCACTATCTATTCCACCTATCAAATGTTTTGGAACCTTTTTGAGTTCCTTGTATCTCTTTACCCTGTCAAATAGACTATCCATACTGTTCATCTTTATTATCTCGTTCATGATACTCAACTCGCCCACCTCTTCATCGGTCAACTTTACCTTTCTTTGTTTCTTATCTAAAAGGAGGCGATGTCTCTCTATAGTCTCTGCATTGACCATGTTAAGGGGACTCTCTTTGTCATTTCTTATACCAAAATTTACAAAATGATTCAACAAGACGTTCTCCAACAAAGATCTTTGTTTCTTCTCTTTAAGTGATGCTACCAAAGATTCACTATCCAACTTCATTATCTCAATATAGTTGGGATTGGACTTGTCTGGACTTGTTACGATAGCGATGTATCTAATAGCAGAGAATTTGTCTATGTACAAAATCTCAACGTTGTTAGTCTCTGTTATCACATCATAAAACTCTGTCTCCAAACCAAACCTGGATGGTTTTATGGATAGATCAAAATAAAGATGATTAAAATACCCACCTAACACGGAAGAGATCATATTTACCAATTCATCTCCCATACGATTTGGGACACCCTCCATAAAATAACTGGGATCGATTGGTTTTGGTCTCTCAAAACTATCATATATATCCTTTAAGGTAGATTTTGAACGTCCTTCAAATGTTCCAGGATTTTCGGGAGACTCTACATTTATCAATGTAATCTTTCTAACAACGATATCGAGGAGTGCTAATTCTAAAACCTTCTCTCCAGGGTTGTATGTCCTATCGTTATAATATCTTTCAATCTCTCCAAAATCATACTCTACCTTTTGACTTACATCGTAAGAGACTTTTTGATAGATCATTCTCATCAAGATATTGGACGTCACATAATTGTTCAACATGTGATTTTGTAGACCAATGTTCAAATCTCTTATAAGTCGTTGCCAATTCACACTCTCTGAATACAATTTTGTAGCCTCATCTTCTATGGAATCTTTGTAACTCTCCAATATCTTATCTTTTACCATACCCATATATTTCTCATAGAAGTGAGATGTAAAGTTTTTCCTGTAAAATGTTTCCCAGTCAACCTTGTTT